TCACAGGCTGCACTGGACCAAAGAATGGCGACCGCGACGGACGAGCTGCACGAACGAATTACCCAGGTGTTTAGACCACATTTTCCGGCGTCGGAGTTCGTGATCAATATTGCGAATTCGGTGGAAGACTACCGGGTGGTAGCGCGGATACGGGACACCAAAACGACGTACTTTACAGACGCAGTTACCGACCAGACGCTATTGGCGCTCGACCGGCCGGAGACCAACACAGTGCTGAGCCACCACGCCCGCGAAGCGGCGCGGAGCATGTACGAGTACTCGATTAGAAATCACTTGGCGGGGAATCTAGGGTTCGGCTGGGACCCGTATGACCCCGACCTGTGCGCGATCGAAGCGCTGGTTACGCTCGTCGATGGGAAGATCGTCCGCCGCCTCACGCCTATCCTGGTCCCCGGCGAAGAAAATCTCTGGGTGCTGTGCTTGCCGAAGCCGGAGACGCTGGAGCTGGTCCCGATCAAAGAGTATTATTTCTCGAAGCCGCTCGATTGGTGGCAACGTTTTATTACCCATGTAACAGGAGCCGCGCCATGAGAGTGCTTGCTATTACGTTTCTGATTCTAGTCGGGCTGTACCTTCTTGGGCGCCTGGTCGTGTGGTTCGTGATGTGGCTGACACCTTGGCTCGACAGCGCGCCATACGAGGAAGGTATTGCGGACAAGTCCTTGCCTGATGACAAGATGTAATATACAGTACGTCAATATGTCACGGCCCTCTACCGGCAAGGTCAAGGTCAACACCTTCATGGATGCGAAGATCCTGGAGGCTCTGCGGATCATAGGGCACGCCCGCGGCGTCACATACAGTGAGCTGATCCGGGAGGCGTGCCGGCGGTTCGTGATGCAGGAGGGCGGCAAGGTGGTCGCCGAGAAGATGGAATACAACCGGCTGGGTGTGAAGTGAAGATCAGAGAGCTGATGATGCAGATCCGGGATGATCTCGACTATCGCATCGCGTTGTTCGGCGACGATGGCGTGACCGACTACAACGGCCTCGCGATCGTCGCCACCTCGGACGGGTACCGCTCGATGACGACGCTGAATCTGGAGAAGCCGGATCTGACTTCCGCATATCGTCAGCTCCGGGAGATATTTGAAGTTGCTGTGGCGCGCGACCTGGAGAAAACCGATGTACTACCTACGGTGGTGAAATGATTTTTATCGAGCGAAAGCCGCGCTGGTTGCGGCAGTTGGAACACGAAGCGTTGCTTCGGAAGATGGTCGGCCCGGATATTCGCAAGAGTGCTCGTGCCGCGGGTTATATCTACGTAACAAAGGTGAGTATCATGGTGACTGTGCTTATGATTGTGGCCGCCGCCATTGGCGGATTTTTGGTCGGTGCTAAAGTTGGCGCGAAGGAACTCGCCGTGGTGCAGGCTGAGCTGGCGTCTCTGAAGTCCGCAGCGGCCGCGGTGAAGAAAGCGATCTGACGTGAACCTGAATCTGCCGGTCCCTGAACTCGGAGGCGAGCAGGCGATCAGTCAAACCGATGGGCGGCTGGCCTGGGAGATCGCGGCAGAGATCTCTCCCATACCGGATATCCTCAAGAAATTTGGGATAACGCCCGTCGACTTCAAACGGAAGTTGCAGGACCCGATGTTCAGGACGGCGATCCGCGAGGCGAAGACCTTGTGGAAGTCGGACCTGAACGTGCAGCAGCGGATCAAGCTGAAGGCGAGCTTTCTGGTAGAAGACTCGCTGCTGGACATCTTCAAGCTGATCAAGAACGAGAACTCAGCAGCAACGGCGAAGCTGGAGGCGTTCGAAAAGCTGATGCGCGCGGGCGATCTAGTGCCGCGGGCCGGCGCCAAAGGCGAAGGTGCGCTGGCGGCGGGGTTCAAGATTTCGATCAACCTGGGAAGTCCAGGTGAGAACGTGGTGATAGACGGCAGAGCCCTGGAGGCGCCCGTATGACGAATTATTTGCAGCCGAAGCACTGGCCCGAAGTGCCGATGGAGCGCGGCAAGTTTTACGATGTTAATGACCCAATGTATCAGGGCACACGCATAGTGTGCATGCTGTCACAGACGTGGATTGACTTTGGGACCATGATCGAGTCGCAGAAGCGCACGATGGAGACTCAGCACAAGACGATCCTGGAACTGAAGACCAGGAACGAAGTGCTGGAGAAAATGCTGGCGGATCTGGAGCGCAAGCACCGGAACCTGACCAAAGCCTACAAGCGCGACAAGCGGCACGGAATTGTCAAAGCACTCGGGCCAAAGACGGTGGCCGAGATCGAAGCGTATGAAGCGGAACAGGCCGTCGCTCCGCAGTTCAATCCACTCTCAACATAGGTGATTATAATGTCGGAAGAAATCAAGGAAACGTTGACCCAGGTCCTGGATGACGTGATCAAAAACCGGGCGCAGTTGGCGAACCAGGTGATGCAGCAGGGGCAGCAGATCGAAGTCGGCAAGGCCCAGCTCGTGAAGTTCGATGGCCTGATCGCGGCGCTCCAACACTCGGTGTCGAGCGAAGTGCACCTGGCGGAGATCGCCATCAAGGCCGAAGCGTTGAAGCTCATGGGAGACGAGACGCCGCCCGCAGCGGCGAATGGCTGAGCTGAACTACAACCCGCCGCCGACGCTGCGGCGGTTCATGCTCTCCGACAAGAGGGTACGAATCGTCCGCGGCCCGGTGGGCTCGGGTAAGTCGTCAGGGATGGTCATGGAGCTGCTGAGACGCGCGTCCATGCAGGCTCCTGACCCCAAGGATGGTATCCGCCGCACCCGCGGCGTGATCGTTCGCAACACGATGCCGCAGCTCGAAAGCACGTCGCTCAAGACCGTGAACGAGTTGCTTAGGCCGATTATCGATTACAGAGCTGGGGACAAGACGATATGGATCAAGCAGAACGATATCGAGGCGGAGTGGATACTGATGCCGCTCGATCGGCCGGAGAACGTCCAGCGGTTGCTTTCACTGGATTTGACGTATGCGTGGCTCTCGGAGCTGAGAGAATTACCCGTACAAATACTTTTGGACGTGTTGTCCCGCTGTGGCCGCTTCCCATCGAAGATGCACGGTGGACCGACCTGGTACGGCGTTATAGGCGAGACCAACTCGTTCGACGAAGACTCGGACTGGAATAAAGTCCTCGAAGAAAAGTGGCTGCTCGATAAACCGCTGCCGGAGACCTGGGATTATTTCGTGCAGCCCGGCGCGCGGGACCAGGACGCTGAGAACCGCGAGAACCTGGTCGCGAGTTACTACGACGACCTGATCGCGAACAACTCAGCCGCGTGGGTTGAGCAGTATATCGACAACATCGTGGCACCATCGCTCTCGGGCGAGGCCGTGTTCCGGTCGAGCTTCCGCCAGCAGTTCCACGTTGCCAAGGAAAAGCTCCTGGTGGTGCCGGGGAACATGCTCGTGGTGGGCATGGACTTTGGGCGCAACCCCGCTGCGATCCTGATGCAGATGGACCCGCGCGGCCGCGTATTGGCGCTCGACGAGGCGGTCGGGGAAAACATGGGCCTTGAGCAGTTCGTGTCCTCGGAGCTGCGCCCGCTGCTCTCAAGGCCCGAATACCAGCGTCTGCCGGTCGGCGTGGTAGGTGATCCAAGCGGCGTAGCCCGCTCACAGATTGGTGAGGAGAGCGTATTCCAGGCGCTGAAGCGGCTTGGGTTTTCGAGCCAGCCCGCGATGACCAACCAGATCGACCCACGCCTGCGCGCCGTCGAGAAGTGGTTCTTGCAGCAGCGGGACGGCGGCCCGGCGATTATGATCAGCCCTACCTGCACGAAGTTGGTACAAGCGCTGCGCTCGAAATATCGGTTCGACAAGAAGAAAGACGGCGAGCTACAGCCCCTCCCGGCCAAGACACACCCCTGGTCAGACCTTGCGGACGCCTTCCAGTATGGCGTTATGGGATTTTCTGGTAACATAATGGCCCGCCTCGTCCGTTCACGGCGGGACACTAACCAGGCGCCGCGGATATCGAGTGCCGCATGGACATGAAGCAATGCAACGACTGCGGTGAAAGCAAACCGTTGTCGGCTTTCTATGCCCGCACCTATCGAACCGGCCGTAAAAGCGTCCGCGCTTACTGCAAACCTTGCGCTGATGCGAGGCACACTCGGCACGTCTACGAGAAGCTGTATGGCCTTGATCTAGATACGATACCAGTAAAACCGAAGTACTGTCAGCTTTGTGGGCGAGAGTCTAATAAGATCGTCTTGGATCATTGCCACACCACGAAGCGCTTTCGTGGATGGCTGTGCGATCCTTGCAATCGGGGCCTTGGCCTTTTAGGTGACTCTGCTGCTATACTCTTACGTGCAGCCGCTTATGTAACTAAAGGGTCCTAGCACATGGCTGGAATTCCGCCGCCCCCCACGTCCACCCTGGACACGAACTCGAACAGCAATGGCCCGACGCCGGGCATGGCGACTGGGGCGAACATCGGGAATTCAGCCAGAGCGCCGAACATTGGCGCCGGTGTGTTCCTCGCCTCCGACCTGAAAAATCTCACCCCGATGAAGCACCAGGGCCGCGGCTTGCTGCGGGTGGTGGGCAACGACGAGATGGTAGCCGCCGACAAGAAGTCGCAGTCGCTCGCGAACTTGAACGAAATGGTGATGACCGAGCTTGCCAAGTACGTGCGCGATCGGTTCGAGAAAGCTGTACGGCACCGCCGTACCATCTTCGTCGATGACCAGCTCATTGCCGCGATGCGCGCGTATAACGGGCAATACGATGCCACCAAGCTCGCCGAGATCAGGAAATTTGGCGGCTCCGAAGTGTACTCCCGGCAGATGACGATGAAGTGCCGCGGCGCCACCGCGCTGCTGCGCAACGTGTACATGAATTCCGACCGGCCCTGGAGACTGGAGCCAACAACGGACCCAGCCGTGCCCGATCGGATCGACTGGAAGATCAAGAATCTGATCATCGCCGAAGTGCAGCACATGAATGCGCAGGGGCAAAAGGTCAGCCAGGATCAGATCATCGCCCGCGAGAAGGTGCTGTATGAAGCCGCGAAACTCAACGAGCGCCGGAAAGCCGCCGCGGAAGCCGTCGAAGCCCAGCGGAAGATCGACGAGATACTCGAAAAAGGTAAGTTCTACCAGGCGCTATCTGATTTCCTGGCTGATCTCCCCGTATACAAGTACGCCGTCATCCGCGGCCCGACCACGCGCAAGCACAGCACGCTCAAGTGGGAAAAAGGCGGCAAGCTCCACAAGATAGAGGAAGCCCGGTTTTTCTGGGATCGCGTGAGTCCGTGGGATGTGTGGTTCTCGCCCGGCGCGACCGATATCGAGAACACCGAAGTCTTTGAGCGCCAGCGGCTCTCGGTCAATGATTTCTACAACATGATCGGTCTCCCTGGCTACAGGGAAGACGATATCCGCGATATCATCGCCAGTTACGAGACACGCGGCTTTAAAGAATGGATTCAGATCTTCGACTACGAACGCGCGTTCATGGAGGGACGGAACAACGTCCTGGACGACAGCTTCATCAACGCGATCGAGTTCAACGGCTTTATCCTCGGACGTTATCTCAAAGAGTACAACGTGCCTGGAATCGAGGACCCTCTGAAGCCATACTTCGTCACTTGTTGGATGGTCGACAGGCGGATCTTCAAAGTGATGCTGAACCCATCGCCGCGACAGCGCGTGCCGTACTACGTGACCAGCTTCGACTTGCAACCTGGAAGTCTGTATGGCAATGGGATACCTGGGCTGGCGAATGACCTGACCGACGTGATCAACGCGTGCTTGCGCGCGGTGGTGAACAACGTCTCGATCAGCTCCGGCCCGCAAGTCGTCTACAACTACGACATGATCGCGCCGGGCCAGGACACCCAGCTACGGCCCTGGAAAGAATGGGCCTACGTGGGCGACCCGTCCATGCCCAACGCTAAGCCGGTCGACTTCTTCTCGCCGCAGGACAATTCCGCGGCGATCATGCAGGTATTCGACAAGTTCTCGACCCTGCTCGACGACGTGTCCACTATTCCCAGATACTTGACAGGAGGCGGCGCAGGATCCGGCGCCGGCCGAACAGCGTCCGGCCTGTCGATGCTGATCAACAACGCCAACAAGACCCTCCAGAACGTGGCGGACAACATCGACAACAACGTGTTCGAGCCGATGCTGACGCAGCTCTACGACTACGTGATGCTCACCGACGACACGCAGATGCTGCGCGGCGACGAGAACATCGTGGTCGACGGCGTCCGCCAAGCGGCGAAGCAGGAGCAGGACCTGACCAAACAGCTTCAGTTCTTGCAGCTCGTGAACAATCCGAACTACCAGGCGATGCTCGGCCCGAGCGAAACGTCGGTGCTGCTCCAGGCGATCGCGGACAATCTCGGCATCG